TGAACGAAGCAGTCGTCGCGCTGTTCAAGCATCACGCGATCAAGAATGAAAAAGCGTCAGCCGAGCAGGGCCGACCGATCTACGACGACATGGAGATCGTGGAGATCCGCTTCCCCGGCTCGCGCAGCGTGTCGGTGTTCCCGGCGACCGCCTTCTCGCACTGGTCAAACGACGTTACGACCGGCGAGCAGACCCGCGTCACCTACGCCGAGCGCTTCGCCCGGCAATATCGCCAGTTCAAGGAGCACGCGGCGCAGACCAAGAGCGGAACGCCGCTCACGCACGCTGCCTTTCTTACGGAGGCTCGCCGGGCAGAGTTACGCGCCCTCAACATCTACACTGTGGAGGCGCTGGCGCACGTTGACGGGCAAGAACTAAAGAACCTTGGCACCAACGGTCGTGATCTCAAGAACAAGGCGCAGGAGTATCTCGCCGAGGCCAAGACCAATGCGCCAAACACGGCGCTGATCGCCGAACTGGAGGCGCTCCGCGCCCGTAACGCCATCCTCGAAGAGGATAGCAAGAGCACAGATCAGATGCGTTCCGACCAGAGCAAGGCCGAGGGCGAGTTCGACAATATGTCGCTCGACATGCTGCGAGACTTCATCAAGACAAACACAGGACACGCGCCACACGGTTCGCTTAACCGCAAGACGCTCGTGCGGATGGCTACCGAGGCGCAAGCCAAGGTAACCTGATGTCGCTGTTATCGGTGACGAAGGATGTCTGTGCGGCGGTCGGCGTTCTTATCCCGGCGACCTCCGTATTTTCAAACCTAGCCGGTAACCGCACCATGCAGGAGATGATCTCGCTCGCCAACGAGATGGCGCAGCGCATCGCCTACGACACACGCGAGTGGACCAAGCTTAAAAAAACCTGCGTTTTTACCGGCGACGACATCAAAGCCAGCTTCCCGCTGCCAGCCGACTTCAAGCGCATGCTGCTCACTGCACAGGTCTGGCGCTCGACCCAGACGCAGTCGCCGATGCGCTTCATCCCAGACACCGACGAGTGGCTGCAACGCCGGATGCAGGGCAATTACGACAGTCGTGGTGAGTGGACGATGCTGGGCGGCGAAATGCATATCCAGCCGATAATGAAAGCCGGGCAGACCGCGACGTTCCTCTACCTTCACCGCAATCCAGTCGTTCTCAACAGTGGCGGCTTGGGCGATGCCTTCGTGAACGATCTTGACGGCTTCCTGCTTGGCGACCGGCTGCTCAAGCTGGGAATGATCTGGCAGTGGAAAGCCTACAAGGGAACGCCGTACACCGAGGACATGGGAACCTACGGCGATGCGCTGACGCTGGCGATGGGGACAGACAGTCCGTCGCCGATCATCGTTGATCGTTCTCCGATCTCCAACAACGCCAAGGTTGCCTATCCGTGGCCGGTGCCGACATGAGCCTCCATCAGGCACTACGCCGCGTACCAGTACCGCCACAGATGGCGTTGCACTCGACGCCGTACATCATCCCGGCGCCGACACGCGGGCTTATCCTGAATGAGAACTACACTTTCATGCAGCCGGGTGGCGCCCTCATCATGGACAACTGGGTGCCGACCATGCGCGGCTGCAAGCTGCGTGGCGGATGTACCCGCTGGTGTTCGCTGCCGGAAACAGATCCGGTGGTCTCTGGTTTCGAGTACCGCAGCGCCAACGATCAGCGCATGTTCGCGGCCAACAACACCAAGCTGTACGATGTCACCTCAAGCACCCCGGCGCTGGTAAAGGGCGGTCAGTCATCCGGCAATTACGCCGTTGCCCAGATGGCGAATGCTGGTGGCGACTGGCTCACCGCCGTTAATGACCGTGGAGATCCTCCGCTCCGCTTCGACGGCACAACGTGGACGACACTCAATGCCGGGCAGATCACCGGGCCGGTCGGCTCGCAGGTCGTCGCTGGCGAGAACCTCGTCTACGTCTGGAAGTATCGCTCGCGGCTGTTTTTCATCGAAGCCGACAGCATGAGCGCTTGGTATCTGGGCATCAACGCGATCAATGGCGAGTTGCAGGAGATCCCGCTCTCCGGCGCCGCCACCAAGGGCGGCAAGCTGGTGTTTGGCGCCGCGTGGTCAATCGATGCCGGTGACGGCACCGACGACAAGTGCGTGTTCTATACCAGCGAAGGCGAGGCGATCATCTTCACCGGCTCGAACCCGTCGGACGCGGCAAACTGGCGGCAGGAAGGCCGCTACGATGTCGGGAAGCCGATGGGAATGAACGCTCATATGTCGGTGGGCGGCGATCTTCTGATCATGACGGTGGAAGGGATAGCACCGCTTTCGCAAGCCATCACAAAAACCGCAGAGCAGCTTGAACTTGCGATGATCACGCGCACCATCAAGCCAATGTGGCGGGCCGAGGTTGCCGACAAGAACAACCTGCCGTGGACGATGAAGAAGTGGGACGAGTACGGCGGCACGTTCGTGACGTTGCCGGGCGGGCCGGTTGGCAACCGCTACTGTCTTGTCGCCAACTCAGCCACCAATGCTTGGTGCCGGTTCGTCGGTTATGACGCCACCTGCTTCATGTACACGCGAGGCAACTTCTTCTTCGGCACGCAGGACGGCACCATCATGCAAGCCGACCGCAGCGGCTACGACGACGGCAAACCGTATCTTGCCTGTCTGGTCGGCGGCTGGGAGATGTTTCAGACGCCGCCGCTGTCTCTGGTTTGGCGTCAGGCCCGAGCCACCTTCACGTCCTCATCCGGCGAGCCGTTCCAGCCGCAGCTTGCGGCTTGCACCGACTACGTCATTCGCTTGCCAATCCCGCCGGTCGCTGCGCCAGACCCCGGCGTGCAGGACGTATGGGATCAAGGCCTCTGGGACCAGTCGAAATGGGACCAGCCAAGCGCACTGCTCACGCCTGTCGTCCGCAACACCGGCTGGGTGTCGATAGGAGAGACCGGCTTCTCGCACGCGCCCATCGTGCAGGTCGCCGTATCGCAACAGTCCAAGCCGAACGTCGAAATGATTTCAATAGCGGCGATGTACGACAAGCTGGGCGCAAACGTCTGAGGACACCATGGCAGCAGCACCGCCAGTACCAGCAGGGTTCGAGCCTCCTCCGCCTCCAGAGCAAGCCGCTCCATCGATGGGCAGTCTGTTCGAGACCTATAATCCAGAGGGTGCGCTCAGTGGCATGTTCGCACCGGCCTACATTCGCGGGTTTGCTCCATCAGAGGCGGCGGTCGCCGCATATTATGGACCGCAAGGACAAGGCCACCGGCTGTCGTCGGCAGAACTTGATCTCACGCGCATGCCGGGAGAGTACCGACCGACCAGCTACAGCGGCGGCAACGGCGTCTACGGCGGGCCGATACCAATGACGCAAACCTACGGTGACGCTCGCGGCAACATCGACCCAGAGGCGCTGCGCTCTGCGGCTCAGGGTGGTCGCCCTTACGACATGGAAGCACGCCGTGCGGCTATCGCTGCAAGGCTGGCGGCGAACGCCGCCGCACAAGGCCAGCCAGCACCGGCTCCGCCGCCGGTTGTTGATAGAAAGAGGCAGTCGATCATAAACAACGACAATAACGGGTACATCTACTGATGCTGCGCTACGTCTACGGGCAAGACCAGATCGTTGGCAACTTCGTCGCCAGTATGATCCCGCACAACCGCAACGGCTTCGGCGGTCAGTTCGCCACCATTGGCGTGATCAACGAGGACGGCATTTTGATTGGCGGGCTGGTCTATCACAACTACGACCCAGACGCCGGGCTGATCGAGATGAGCGGCGCCGCCATCGATCCGCACTGGCTGATGCGCGGCACTATCGAACGCATGTATCGCTACCCTTTTGTGCAAGTAGGGGTGCAGATGCTCGTGCAGCGAACGCCAATCGAGAACGAGCGTCTGCTGCGGCAGCTTGCTGTTTACGATTACACCTTCATCAAAGTCCCGAGGATGTTTGGGCGCGGCAAGGATGGCGTGCTGTGTCTGCTCACCGCCGAGGCTTGGGCGGGTAACCGCTTCAACAAGAGGTTCAGGCATCACGAGAGCGATGCCGGGCTGGAGGAGGCCGCGTAATGCCGAACTATGCAGACCCAAACATGATCAACTCGCAGCGTAACGCTATCACTCAGGCGCTGATGGGCATCGCCAATCCTCCGCCGCCGACATCGATGCCGGGGCAGTACGGTGCGACGGCGCCTCCTGCTGCTCCGAGCGTGACAGGCCCGACGGTGCCAGCCGCTGGCAATCCAATGATGCAGCCGCCTCCGACCGCTGGCGGAGGAATGCCGATGCAGGGTGGCGTCGGAGGAATGCCTCCCGGCATGGGCGGCGTGACAGGCGGCGCACCGCTTGGTCCGCCGCAGAGCATGCCGATAGCGCCGGGCGGCGGTCGAGCAGGTCTGCCGTATGGACCGGTGCCGAAGGCGCCGCAGATCGTCGGTCAGCCACTGGACATCCAGCAGCCCGGCTCGCAGATCACACCGGCTCCGCCGCAAGGGTACTGATATGGGCAAGAGTTCACCCTCACCGCCTCCGGCGCCAAATCCGGTTGACACGGCGAGAGCATCGACATCGACCAATGTCGCAACGTCGATTGCGAATGCGTTCCTGAACAATACCAATCAGGTCACGCCAGAGGGTGAACTCCGTTACGATGTCACCGACAACTACACTTGGAACGATCCCTACACCGGACTTAACGTCCAGATACCTCGCTTCCAAGCGACGCAAATAAGATCGCCGCAGAGCCAAGCCATCGAGGATCAGAACCAAGCCGCCAAGTTCAACTTGGCTGGCATGGCGAACGCGCAGTCGGCGCGGCTGTCAGAGCATCTCGCCGATAGCATCGATCTGACTGGCGCACCAAACGCGGCAGATCCAAGCGGTATAAGCGGCGTGCCGGGTGCGTCGACCACATTCGGAGATGCGGGCCAGCAGCAATCGACGCTGGGAGATGCCGGTGCGATCACGAGAACCTATGGTCCCGCCGACGACTTCAGTGCAGACCGTGGCCGCGTTGAGGAGGCTTTGTACGGTCGTCTTAATCCGCAGCTATCACGCGAGCGGTCCAACATTGAACAGCGTCTGCAAGATCAGGGTATTCGCTACGGCTCCGCCGCCTACAAGAACGCGATGGACGACTACAACCGCCAAGCCAACGACCTGCGCTTGGGGGTAACGCAGACTGCTGGCGCTGAACAGCAGCGCATGATGGACATGGCCGCGCAGAAGGCGGGCTTCGAGAACGCCGCGCAGAAGCAGCAGTACGACGAACTCTACCAGAGCGGCACGTTTGCCAACGCGGCGCAGCGCGACACCTTCCAGCAACAGGCGGCTCGCGGCGAGTTCGCCAACGCCGGTCTCGCGCAGCAACTGGCGCAGCAGCAGACCTCGTTCAACGCGCAGAACATGGCGCGTAACCAGTACATGAACGAGCAGTACGCTCTTCGTAACCAGCCGATCAACGAGATTAGTTCGCTGCTCTCCGGCTCGCAGATCAATAACCCGAACTTCGTCAATACGCCGAACAATCAGATCCCGACGACAGATGTCGCCGGGCTGATCAACACCCGCTTCTCGCAGGACATGGATATCTACAAGCAGGAGAGCGCCAATTATAACGCGCAGATGGGCGGCATGTACGGCTTGCTGGGCGGTGTGCTGCGCGGCGGCATGGGCATGATGATGTCAGATGTTCGCGAGAAGGAGGACATCGTCAAGGTCGGAAGTGTGTTCTCTGCGGCGCCAGACATGCACAGCCCTGATACCGACGCCGACGATCCGCATCGCGCCGGTTCGCCGTTCGTGCGCGACATCGATCACGACGAGCCGGGCCGTATCTTGCGACCGTTCGATGTCGATCACGACGAGGTCAGCAAGCTGCCGATCTACGAGTACAGCTACAAGGGCGACCCGATGAGCACTCGCCATGTTGGCCCGATGGCGCAGGATGTCGAGAAGCTTGACAGGCGGGCTGTGCAGACGCGAGGCGGGCGCAAGTACATCGATGTCGGTCGCACGATGGGCAACATCTTGAAGGTGGCGTGACATGGCACTCACAGACGGCGGCTTCCTCTTCGGTGGCGACACCGGCCTAAGCTATGAGCAACTCAAGCAGCGCCGTGCCATCGCCGCAGCGCTCGCTTCGCGGCAGAAAGGCTTCCCCAAGACCAAGGGCGAGGGGATGACCTATTTGGGAGAGGCAATCGGCGATGCGCTTTCCGACCTTGGCCTCCGCATGGCGGAGCGTCGGCAAAAGGCGAAAGAGGCCGACATTGTCAGCGGCGCCCCAAAGGGCGGATACGCTCCGGCGGCAAGCGACGAGCGGTATAACGAGGATCGACCGACAACAAAAGTTGATACGCCCGTAACTCCAGCCCCGAAAGCGGAGCCAGCACCGACAGTCGATCCGGCATCTACCGGCGCTTGGGAACCGCCACCGCAAACACTGGCGCCGTGGCCGGTGAGCGAAGCTGACACCGGAGGACCGACGTTCGATGAGCGGTTCGCTGCGGTCAACGCTCCGCCGCCTGATGCAACTCCGGTGCAGACGGCGTCGATAGCGCCGCCGCAGCAAGACACCAGCATGTTCTTCAGCCCGCAGATGGCGAAGGCCGAGTTGAGCGGCGGCACGACGGCGCCTCCGCAAGAGATGCTGGCGATGACGAAAGAGGTGCAGCCGCAGCAGACGGCGCAGCTTCCTCCCGATCAGGTGACGCTGCCGACCGATACCACCGACATCCCGCTTCCTATGGGCAACCCGCGCACGACCGGCGGAGTTCGAGCCACGATGGAAGCTGTCGCGTCACGCGGCGGCATGACGCCGACTGCAATCGCCGGGCTGGAGCGCAACGTACGCGACGAGAGCAACTTCAATCCGAACCTGCGCCACCCAGACCAGCCGAATTTCAGCGGCGAGGCTCGCTACGCGCACGGCCTCTATCAGGAAGGCGGCGACGAGTGGAACAACTACGTCAAGTGGATCGACAAGAACGCACCCGGCTCAGACTGGCGTGACCCAAAGTTGCAGACGCAGTTCCTGACCGAGCGAATGCAAGATCCGACCCGGCCTGATTACAATCGCACGTTCGCCAACATGAATGCCGCGCCGAACTCCGGCGTGGCGGCAGATCAGTTCCTGCGCGGCTACCTCAAGCCAGCAGAGCAATATCGCGAGGCACGCAGCGCCGCATATCTTAGCGGCGGCGGCTCGCCTGTTTACGCTTCTCGCGAAGTTGGCGGCGGAGGTGCCGACGGCATGGCTGTTGCTGGCAACAGGGTCTCCAATACCGGAGGAGGGCGCATGGGTGGCGCACCTGCTCCAGACGAACTCGCAGCGCAGCGTGACGCCGTCACGGCGGCGCTGATGCAGCAGAACGCGCAGCGTCCTCCGACCGAAGAGGAAGCGGCGACAGAAGGCCGGTTGGCCGACGTTGCTGGCGCCCGCCGACCGGGCACGCCGTTCTTTGCTCCGACGGCGGCGCTTGGCCGGGCCGGTGTTGCCAGCGATGCGCCAGCGACTGGTCTCAGCCCCATGGGTTCGCTGGGCGGCGGCGGTGTCGATCAGAGTATCGAAGCCCGTCGCAACGCCATCAGTGACGCTCTCCAGAACCAGCAGCCAACGGCCCCGGCGGTGCCGCAGCCGGACCCTACCCAATCGGGGACTACGTCCCCGACGACCGCTTCGCTGCCGCCGGTTTCGACTTCGGAGGTGGTTTCTTCTGACGCCACCACCGTCCCGCCAATGGGGGCGACGGCACAGGCTGGCATTCCGCTGGCGCCTCCGGTCGGCTACGGCAACATGCGCGTGGCGCAGGAGCCGGGACCGGCAATACCGGCTACACGAGATGCCTCGCAGGGCATCACTCCAGCGCCTAATGCTCCGCCGTCAGCGCAGCCAATCCCTCCTGAAACAGAAAGAGCATTTCCAGATATTGGATCTCCGCCGCCGGAGCCAAAGGTTTTGGGGCCGTCAAAGACGCAGCGCTATTGGGAGCAGTTCATCAACAACCCGAACGCCAGCCCAGAATTACAGGCAAAGGCGAAGCGCGAGTATGACAGCGAAGAGAAGTATCGGTCGCATCTGGAAACACTCCAGTGGGAGCGGTACAAGAACGCTCGCGAGACATATGAAGCAAACGTCAAGTCGAAGCGAGATTGGGAATTGAAGGCTCCCGAGCGCGAACTCGACACGCGCATCAAGCGCCTCGCAATCGAAGAGGGTATCGCCAAGGCTGAGAACCGACCTGAAGAGGCGCTCAAGCTGAAAGCAGAGCGCGAGATCGCGCAGCAAAACCTCGAGGACTTGCGATACAAGGCCGGGACACAGCGAACGCAGGAAGAGCGGCAGCGAGAACTCAACATCAGAAAAACCGAGCAGGAGGTTGAGGTCGGTAAGGCTCCGCCACGCGAGAAGATTGGTGACCTACTGTTCGAGCGCCAGAAGGATGGCTCTTGGATGGATGTCACTCCCGGCTCGAAGGTCGGCAATATCAAGCTGACAGAGACACAGGCAAAGACGCTTAAGTTTTACGAGCGTGCGAAGTACGCCGAAGCGCAGCTTGGAGACACAGGTGTTCTCGCCGGTCTTAAAGACACCGCTGCCGGTAAAGTGCCAATGGTCGGAAACTACTGGACCTCGCCTGAATATCAGAAGGCAAAATCCGCAGCGGATGCATGGATGCTCGCCGTGCTGCGTGACGAGAGCGGTGCGGTCATTGGCATCAACGAACTTCCGCAATTCTATCCGGTCTACTTCCCGCTGCCGGGCGACAAGCCTGAAGTCATTGCCGACAAGAATGCGCGGCGTGCAAATGCCACGCAGAGCCTTGTCGATGCGCTTGGTCAGGCCAAACCAGTCGCCGATCAGTTCCTTGAGCAGTTCAACGCCAGAGCGACGACTGAGCCGGAGGGCACTACTCGTACAAGCAAGTCAGATCCCTCGCGCAGACAGCGTGTCCGTAACGGGCGCTGGGAGGATTTCTGATGGCAGACGACGACTGGACAATAGAACGACCTGCGGCGAAAACCGCAGACGCTGAAGGACCGTCATCGTGGGCGCAGTACTTCAGTGATTTGGCTCGTCAGGCTGGCAACACGGCCAGCTTTGACACGCTCGACCGTCTGCGCGGAGCCATCAGGACAGTCGGCACAGACAAGACATACAGCCAAGGCGTGGACGAGAGCGTTGCCGAGAGTGAAGCCGCCCGCAAACGCCTTGGACCTTTCATGTCAGGCACCGCTTCAGCCGTTGGCGGTATGGCGCCTGTCGCCGGAGCGGCGCGAAGCGGTGTCACGCTGATGCGCTCCGGTGCGCCGCTTCTTGAGCGTATGATTGCCGCCGGTACCGAAGGCTCCATCTACGGCGGTCTGCAAGGCGCTGGAGGCACCTACACTGAAAAGCCGGAGGACTATGCCAAGAACGCTGGGATGGGTTCAATTATTGGCGGTGCTATCGGCGCTACTGCTCCATTTGTTGGCACTGTTGCCGGAGCGGCCTACCGAGGCCTCGCAAACAGGGGCTGGTTTGGTGGACCTCCGGGGGCGGTGACCAATGCCGCACAGGCTGACGCCGCTCGCCTACGGACCATCCCTGACACGCCGGGAGCCATGCTGCCGGACGCCGGACCTTCCATGCAGGGCGTGGCGCAGGGCGCAACGCTGGGAACAGGCGGAGAAGGCAAAACACTGCTGGAGAGCCGCCTACGCGCCCGCGATGTCGGGACAGGTGATCGCATTGCCCAGACTACAGACCAGACCTTCGGCCCGGCGCCGACGCCCAGCTACGTCGAGGCTGGCGTGCGCGAGCGTATGGGCGGGCTGTCCCCCGCCTATGAACAAGCGCTCAATAACGCCACTGCCGTCGATACCGCCCCGGTGGCGCTCTGGCTGGAAGGCCAGATAGGTAATTCACGCGGCCCGGCGCAGTCGGCTCTGGCACAGGTACGCCAGATGCTGGACATCACCGGCAACCCCGGCACCCTCGATCCGCACCCGCGTGTGCTGCAACAGGCACGCACCGCTGTGCGCGGCATGCTGGAGACTGAGGAGAACCCGGCGACGGCTGCGGCACTCCAGAATACCGAGCGGCGTCTGACCCGCGAATTGCAGGATAAGGTGCCGGGCATTCGAGAACTCGATAGTCAGTACGCCGAACTTGGTTCGCAGGAGCGAGCCATCCAGCCCTCCAGCCCCGGCGCCAGAGTGTTTGAGGCTGGTCGTCCATCCGTTGCGCGACCGACTGAACTGCGCGACACGATGACTGAAGCGGCGCAGCCGAAGGGCGTCAACGTCGGCCCGTCTGCGGAGCCGGTGCGCTTGCGTGAAGCAACGCGAGCCGAACTCGACCGCATTGTCGGCACCAATCGCAACGATCTTGCTGCGCTTGAACGAGTGCTGGGCCAGCCAGCAGACTGGAACGCGCAGAAGCTGGCGATCATGTTTGGGCCTGAACGCGCACAGGCGCTGATGGACACGCTCGCCCGCGAGCGCATGTTTCGCGAGACCTACCAGAACGTCGTGCTTGGACCACAGACAGCACAGCGCACAGCCGCGAAAGAACAACTTGAAAATACTCAAGGGAGACTACCAGTCACCGCTGGCGCGGTTGGTTTGCTGGGGCGCGGATTGCAAGAGGGCGTCGATCTCTTTCGGAGAGATGCCTCGCAGAACACGCGAGATCGTATTGCGAGGATGTTGGCGGAGCAAAACCCGCAACAGCAGCGCGAGATCATCGACCGGCTCTTGAGTGCCGCAGATACCCGCACACGGCGTCAACAGCAAGTGCGTGATATGATCACGCGCGGCGTCATTGGCGGCGGCTCCGCTGCTTTCCAATAGGAGACTGCAATGCCCCGCGACGGCTCAGACATCTACTACATCCCGCCGGGTACTGAAGGCATCCCCGACAGCACCATCGAGAGCATCAAGTACAACACCTTCATCGCCGACGTTGAGCAGGATCTAAATCATCCGCGCCCGATAGTCGCTGGCGGCACTGGCGCCTCGACCGCAGAGGATGCGCTGCTCGAACTGAGCGGCGAGATGGCCTATCAGGTCGTCACAAATTTCGACAGCTACGTCTACACGCCCGGCTCGTTCTATGCCGACAGCGCCGCGACAGGTGCGCCGGTCGCCGGTCATCCGTTCGCTGGCATCGTCTATCAGGCAAACCTTGCTGGCGATCTGGTGGTCGAGGCTCGAGACCTGACCAACGGCGTGATCTACGTCCGCATCAGTTCAAGCGGCGTCTGGTCAACGTGGGGCGTCGATAACGTCAGCCAGTTCGTCAAGAAGAACGGCGATACGATGACTGGACTTCTCGTCCTGCCAGCCACCGCACTTACCAATCAACTGCACGCCGCGACCAAGGACTACGTCGATAAAAGCGTACCGGTCTACATATCGACAACGCCGCCGACTGGGGCAGCAATCCTGCCCGGATCGCTGTGGTGGGAGAGCGACACCGGACTGATGTACGTCCTCTACGACGACGGAACGTCTATCCAGTGGGTAATCGCATCTCCGCAACCGGACCTCGCCACCTTCGTGTTGAAGGGCGGCGACACGATGACGGGCGATCTGACGATCAGCAAGGCAGCGGGCGTCCCGGCTATAACGCTAAACCCAGCAGAAGCAGCGCAACAAGCATTAGTAAATTTCAATCAGACTGGTGTTCTTAAATGGCAGTTAGGGAAGCACACTGATGGTGGCTTCTTGCTTTATGCCAACGGCCCCGGTCTTACCGCGCTGTTTTTTGATGCAACGACCGCGCTTGCAACTGTCGTCGCCAACCCTACCGCCCCTCTCGGCATCGCCACCAAGCAGTACGTCGATGGGAAGGTGCCAGCAGCCGCCACCGCCGCTGAATATATCGCCAACTCCGCGCCGACCAAGATGCTCACGCCGGGAGCGGTGTGGACCGCTGCCTCATATAGAAATCTCGTCGATGCAGCATCAGTTGTGGTTGACTTCGGCTACAGCATCGACTTCCGGCTTACATTCACCGCCGCCATTGGCGCAACGCGAGCCATTGCCGACCCGACCAATACGAAGATAGGCCAGAAGGGCATCATTTGGTTGGAGCAAGACGCCACAGGTAGCCGCGCTGTGACATGGGGTTCGTCGTGGAAATTTCCCGGCGGCATCAAGCCGGTGCTGACGACGACAGGCGGTGCCTTTGATGCTGTTTCTTACACTGTCCTCGCGTCTGGCTTCATCGCTTGCACCTTCTCGGCGGGTTTTGCCTGATGCTGCCGGGGATCACACCAGCGTTGTTCTCTGGTGGTGTAAAGCAAACACGCACGCTCGTTCTTGCCGACACTGGCGCCGTCAGAAGCTGGACGGTCCCGTCTGACTGGACGAGCGAGAATAGCGTCGAGTGCATTGGGGCTGGAGCCGGAGGTCTTGGCGGCGTCAACGGACAGTCCGGTGGCGGTGGAGGCGCCTACGCAAAGAGCGTCAACCTTTCGCTTACGCCCGGAGCCGTGATCTCCTATCGCGTCGGAACCGGCGGCAATGGCTCAACGACGACAACCGGCAATGCCGGTGGCGACACTTGGTTCAACGGTGCGGCTTTTCCCGCGAGCGGTCAGGCGTGCGGCGCCAAAGGCTCTCCCGCCGCCGTCCGCAACGCTGTAGGCCCCGGAGGCAGCGCCGCAAGCTGCTATGCCGTCGGTACGGGAAATCTCAAGTTCAGCGGAGGCTCGGGCGGTCCCGGCGTTGACACCACCAATAACTGCGGAGCCGGTGGTGGCGGAGCCGGTGGCCCGTTTGGCAACGGCGGCAATGGCGCCACCGCAGGATCTCCCGGCGGCGGTGGCGGAGGCAACGGCGGCGGGACAGCCGGTAACGCCAGCGGCAACGGCGGCAACAACGCAGCCGGTACCGGCGGCGGCGTTCCTTACAATGGCTCTCCCGGCAATCCCGGCACGGTCGGCGGCGGCGGTGCTGGCGGGCAAAATTCCGGCAACATCGCGGTAGGCGGCGCTGGCGGTCCCGGCACCGATATCGTTACCGGTTTTCTTGGCGGCGGCGGAGGCGGCGGCGGTGGCTGGGCAACCGGCGTGTCAAATGCGACACAGGGCGGCAACGCTGGCAACTATGGCGGCGGCGGCGGCGGAGCC